TCATAATTTATTTGTTTTAGTTGTTATTTCTTTTACAAATATACGACTAATTTTGTAACTACCAAATAAAATTACAAATATTTTTAAAATAAATGTAAATTAGATAAACAGCTACTAACAACGTGTATAAGAAATGCGGGTTTAAGGCTAAATTTAAAGGTCGTTTTGTATCTGTAAAATCAGTCTTAAACTGAAACATCAGTACTATTTTATTCCACACTTCCCATACACGCAACCGTTACCAGCAATGCCAGAACCGACACCGCTAAAATAACCGAAGTTGTGATTTAAAGTCATTAAAACGCTTTTCTTGTTTCTCATAATATTCTTTGTCTATTTCAAATCCTACAAAGTTGAACCCGCCTTTATACGCTGCAATCCTACTGCTTCCACTTCCTAAATGAGTATCTAAAATCAAATCATTTGGTTGGGCATATTTATGAAGCAACCAAGCATACAATGCTATCGGTTTTTGTGTTGGGTGTATATTTATACCAGCCCTTTCAGTTCCTTTTAGTTTTGGAGCAAATCCACTTTCGTTTCCTTTTGCGTATGTGAATATTCTTGCAGATTTATCAAAAGATGCCCAAGCAAGTTCACAATCTGCTTGATCCATTCTACAAACTTTATCCCAAATTAAAAAACATCTTGAAGCTGGTAAAAATTCAGTAAAGTAGTTACCGCCCCAAATGATTTGATTTTTTGAAACTCTAAATAATTCATCAAAATATTCTTTTGAAGGTATTTCTGCATCCCAATTTTTATCAGTATGTGGATTAGCTTGTTTTTTTTGTTTTATCCAACCTGCTTTATTTATATCAATCCCATAAGGCGGGTCAACTATTGCCAAGTCAAAATGGTTATCTGCATAGCGTTTTAATGCCGTTACACAATCTTCTAAATACACCTCCGACAAAGGCACTGCTGGTAACACGTGCTTTGCAAAAGCGGGGGTTTCCGTTTTCAAAGGAACATTCTCGTTAAAAATATCATTCATCTTTCTAATTAAATTTAGTGGTTAAAAGCCCCGCCTTCGTATAGCGATACGTTATGCCTCATTTAAGTAATAGGTAATAAACTCAACCATCTTTTGAGCTTGTGCAATTGTCAAGTAACGGTAAACTTCGCCACCATCATTGTCTTTTATTGTTATCTCGAAATCCCCATCAGCATCAGGTTGTTCAATTCGAACTCCAGCTAATTTAATAAAACGAGGCATAACAGCGGTTTTGAGCAAGCGGGCATTAGTTTTAAATTCAGTCATTTGGTATGTTTTTATTGTTAGTTATTAATTAAATTATTCGGGTTTATTTTCCCGCCTGCACAAAGCTGCAGTACGTTACATTTCTGGATTAAATTCTTTTCTTAAAATTGTATCTATCTTATGTGAAATTTCACTAAAATAAGTCGATTTCTGAACCGTTGCTGTGTTTGCTACACTATTATTCAATTCCTCGCAAAACTCGATTAAATCAGCCTTTAATTTAGCCATTCGAGGTGTTGTTGATTTTAGTTCGTCAAGATTTTCGAGCATCAAATTTGATAGGCAGAATAGCTTGTGTATTTGTACGTTTTTTCTTTTTGGATTCATAATTTATTTATTTCGTTTTTAACTTCATTCCAGTATTCTATTTCATCATCAAACTTATTAGGTAAACCGTCTTTTTCTAATTCCTTAAAAAAGTAATCTATATTTTCTAATATCTCATCAACTGCTTTTAATGCAGCTCTTTGAGCATAAAATTCTTTCATAATGAATCCATCAAACATTTCCGAATCAGAATCTATATTCATCATTTCATAAACTAATTCTTTTGCTTTTTCTTTTGGTGTCATAAATTAATTATTTGATATGTTATAATTCATTTTCGATTCGATTATATAAAATCCGTCTTTGATTTTCACGTCTATAAGTTTAGGATTACTTCTTGTGTAGCCATTCATATTTTTGTTTTTTAGCCTTTTGGCTTGATCCTTTGTGTATTTCATATACTGAAATTTCCACCGTTCCCGAATAATTTAAAACTGATCCAGTCAAAAATTTTTTCTAATAATTTTTTCATCGTTTCTCTAATTCTAAGGTTAAATTATAATTTTCTTTAAATGCAATCACTTCTAAATTAAAAAGTGATATGTTTCTTTTGCCGTTTGTCCAGTCGTAAATTCTATATGTTTTGTAACCGTGTTTTTCAGCAAATTGCTTTTTTGTCAACCCCGATTTTATAATCAAAGATTTTAAAATTTCGTTTCTATTCATTTAATTTATTTTGTTAAATGCGTTGGTAACTTGCTCGTGATTGTTTAAATATATATTTCCAGTTTTCAAAAGCCATTCATAAAATCTATTTACATTTGGATTCACTACTTCTGGCTCTACAACTTCTATATTCAAAATGTTTTTCGTTTGTTTGAAAGTCATCGCTTTCATTAGTTTATTAATTTTCATTATTAAAACATTCAGTTAGTTGGAGAATATTAAAACTTTTATTCAAATCTAATCTTACAAGGAAGTATGCATTTTTAACAGTGATTTCAGTCCAAAAATATTTCGATTGCAATTCATCTATTAAATCTTGTGCAATAGTTGGATACATTTCTTTTTCTAATCTTACCAACTCGGCAACCTCTGGTTTTAATTTTTCAAATAGTGTTTTCATAATTTTGTAGTATTTCGTTTTTTTCTGTTATTTGATCGTGGTTTAAATTTTCAATTCTTTCTAATTCAGCCAGTCGCATTAAATTAGATATGTGCCATTTTGTGATAATACATTGATTTTTAAATTGTCGTTTATAAAATCCCAATTCGTCAAAATCAGGATCTACTTCTTTTTGATTTGCAGGATTCCGAGTGTCGAAAGTTCCTGTAATGTAGTCGTCTAAATTCATAATGCTCTAAATATTAATTGGATTAAAAAATAAACAGCTATTAACTGCCCTGCTATAATTTGGTAATTTTGTTTTTGTAAAAAGTTTTTCATAATGTTTTTTTTTAAAATTGATATTAAATAAAACCAACCGCCTGTGTACTTTTTATTTTTTGCCAGATTTCGAGTTAAACGGTTGGCTTATTATCTGAGTACAAATATATATCAAACATATACATCTTGTATATTTTTTAACATAACTTTAACACTTGTATATAAAAAAAGACCCGTAAACTGTTCTTATGGGAAGTAATACGGGCTCTATTCTTATTTATGGACTTTATGAGCAAATAATTTAATAACGGTATCAACTGTTATAAATCTGGAAAATAGCCTTAAAATGCGCCCTGCGTTTGTGGTGGCTTTACTGTTTGAGTATTTTTCGGCAGCGAAATTCAATACGTCTTTAATTTCTTCTGGAATTTCTTTTTTCATATTATCCTATTTTTAAAATTTGTTTACGGTTTTTTTCTTTTGAAACATAACTAACGTGAACCCAACTATAATTGTATTCATTTATGAGCTGATCAAAATCTAAATTTTCTTTAATAAAATCGAAAATCATTTTATTAGTAACTTTCCCAGTGCCTTGAATATCAATCGCCTGACCTTTCACGTGTTGGCTAAAAGGTGCGCCACCTACGGCTTTATTAAGAATTGGGCTTCTATAAAAACTTGAAACCCTCAAAGGTGTTTTAAAATAATCCCGGATCACGTCAAAAACTCGAATCCCTACTAATTGCATAGCTAATAGTTCATTGTCGCCTGGTGCATTGTTAATTCCTTTTCTAACTGCAGTCTGGCTTGTGGTCGCTTCCTGATACGTGATATATTTTGATATATTTTTCATTTGATTATAATTTTATCGTAAATCCAAACTAATGCTGTAAAAAGAAAACCGCCAAGCGCACCCAAAAACGCTACTTTAAAAGCGAACATTTTTTGGTTTAATATGATTTCGTCCAAGGCTTGTTCCATATCCTCAACCTGTTTTACAAGTCCTTTTCGATCTGTTTTATCGTCGTTTTCTAAAATATATAAAACTCGATCTATTTTCTGCTCTAATGTTTTTTGCGTCATTTTATAAAGTCTTTTTTGGGTCTTTTAAAAACCAACCTATTACTATTAATGAAATTGATAAAACCAATTGAATCCCTGATTTACCCGTAAATGCTCCAGCATTATAGGCTTGAATTAAAGCGTCTATTAATAATGGCAATCCTGCCACTATTCCTGCTAACGTTGTTTTAATGTTTTTCATAATCCGAAGTTGTGTTTAGGGTGTTTTGGAAATATCTCACTTTCAAAAATTATATCTTGTTCACTCATAACATCATAAGCATATCCATCGTAAAAAGTAGGCTCTGTAAGTACGTTACCATTCTCATCATAAGTTCCTTGTATATTTACTACTTTTCCAATTTCAACAATTGCGTGAATACCTTGACCGTAAGTCAAACCTTCTTCTGTTTGTACATAAACCGCTTTTGCTAATAAATCAGCTATTGCAGTTTCTTTGTCTGTGTAATTTAGTTTTGATATTTTCATTTTATAAAGTTGTTAAAGCTATACATTCTACATCAGTTAATGGTCTATGAAACAACATCATTGATTTTACATACTTTGGAACATCTTCTGCAGTTGCAAATAAAAACTGCATATTAGTTATTGCAAATGGAGTTGCTGTAGTTACTTTTACTCCATTTACAAATACATCAGCAGTTGTACCATTCCAATCAATTGCTATTTTGAGACTGTTTGTTAATGTAACATATAAATTAGTTTGAACTGAGGCTATTATTTTTACAATTGTAAGTCTTTGAGAACCAGCTCCAAATGATTTTATTGAAAAACCATTTGTAAGTCCTCCTACTGCTGTATCTATACCAATGCTGTATTTTGAAGCATCTCTTGCAAATGCAATATTATTATTTAACTCAATAAAAAAAGTGCCTCCTGCGCTTGTAATTAAGTTGTTTGTATAGATATTGTTTCTACTTATTATATCAGCATTTCTTGTTATTGTTTGAGTAGTAGTGGGTATAAAAGATGTGCTATAAGCTGCTACTGAAGCTGAACCTGTTTCTACTTGAGGCATTGATAGAGTAAAATCTCCAGTAATTGCTCCACCAGTACCAAGTCCAATTCTTGTTTCTGAACCTGTTGTAGTTGCTGTTGCAGCAAATATTAGCGTATAAGTATTTCCTGCTTCAATATTTGAAGCTGCTGATATTAAAACATTATTTTTTAAATATGTAGTTATTCCTGTTGCATTAGCTGTTATTAAAATAGAACCTATTGAATTTGCTACGCTTACACTTTCAACATATATAGAAATTGCATAAGTGTTATTTATTGTAAAAGCAGTTACTTGACTAAAAAAACCTCTTGTAGAAACTCCGTTAAAATTATATGCAGTAACATTAGGATTTTTAATACTTGTAACAGGAACTGTATTTCCTGTAAGTTGTTTAGACCAACTTGTAGGAGTTGAACCTCCTCCAGTCCAAACGCTATTTAATAATAAGTTTGTTCTTTGTGGCTCTATTAAAATACTTGGACAACTTCCATCATAGTTTAATCTTGGAACATTTGATGCTACGCTTTCAATTAAACCCGAACTATTTACCCGTGTTGCTGTTGTTGCTCTTACAACTGTCATATCGCCATTACCGTTTGATGGAATAATAGAATATAGTTTTGATGCTTTTACCGCGTTTGGCGTTAAAACTAAACTCGCTTGTGTCAATAAACTCATTATATATTATTTAAGTTTGTTAATGTAGTATTCAAACAACTTTCTGCTTCAAATGTACCTGAATCAGTCGCTACTCTTGCTTTAAAATTAAAAATTAAACTTGGCACGGGTGAGCCTACAATATCCGTTTCATTGTAGTAACTATTAAAATAAACAGAACCCCATCCAATTATATTATTAATTGCACCTTGCCCCCATCCTATAACATTATTAACAGCGCCTTGCCCCCAACCTATATTATTTGCCATATTAATAAACTTTTGTTAATGTGAAATTTTGTGAACGTATAGTGTTTGCTTCGTTTGAAGTTATCCATTGAGCAGTAATATTTAAAGTATTAGAAACAGTTGTACTAAACAACGTACTATCAACTAATCCAAAATTAACCCCCTCAATAGCATTAGATGAATTTTTATTATATGTAAACACACCATTTGCAAATAATTCACCAACTCCAGCAGCCCCTAATTTAGTAACTGTAAAATCTAATACCAAATCAAAAAACTTGCTTGTCGTAGTTGCTAATGTATGTTGCAAAGCATCTATAATAATAACACCGTTTGAACGAACTCTAATATGTAGTATTTGATTATTACCGCAAGACAATTGACCGCACATTTTGGCAGTAAATGAATCGCCAACTTTAAAAGCATTTGCAGGAACAATTAAAGAACCAACTCCAGCACCTATTAATGTAGCTTCGCCACTTGAAGAAGTTATATTACTACCTAATGCCGTTTGTGCATATAAACCTTTTGAAACTTCTAAAAAATTATCGTTTACTTTGTCAAAAGCATTTCTAATAGTATCGCCAGTTCCATCATTTGCAACGCTACCGATGTTAATTGTTTGTATCATTTTTTTTATCTAATTTATTTAAAAAGATTTGTAATTTTTTAATATTTTCTTGTTTCGGTTTATATGTTTCTTTTACGGCCATAATGTTAATAGAATTGTTAAATTTAAAACCCATCCTACAAAATTTGCATCATTATCTGGAAACACATCAGCGTTTGAATTTGTGTTATATTCTGGGAATAATGATTGGTTAAAACTCATATAGTCAATAAAACGATTTGTATAACTTTGAGCTACATCACGCTCTTTTTCAATTAAGAAATCAATTTCATTCTTTTCAACCGTTGTGCTATTTTCAGAATTATGCTTGAAAACTCCTTTGTTTGATATCTTATAAGCCGAATAAGGCAAAAACTCAACCATAGCCCAATGTATAACCATAGGCTTTATATATTTGCTTAAAAGCGTTGTATAAGGACTTGTTAAAGTTCCAGCCACTATATCATCATTAATCTTGTTATATAGTTTTGTACCTAAATAGTTCTGTATGTGTAATTGTTGCGCTTGATATATGTACTGAGTGTACAAGTCAGGGTCTAAATTACCGTTTAAATTCGTAAATTTAACTATGTCGTTTGTGCTTATGAATAATGCTTCTGCCATTTTTATAATTATTTAGGTAAAAATCCTTTATTTGGCATATCTATCGGTCTTTGATATACTAACGGGTTATTAGTTGGTAAAATTTCGCCCTCTTTTCTTGCTTTTGCTGGGCTTATTTGTTCAGCTAATGGGCTATTTACATCCGCTTTTTTTCTATAAGTTTCACGTGTCCAAAAATGATGGCACGCCCCACCGCCTTTGTATAAAAAAATATCATATTTATCTGCCCCACGTGGCCCAAAACCCTCATTGACTACACTATTTGACATTCTTTGTATATCTTCTTTACGGTATATTTTATTAACTGATGTCATTTTTTGGCAAAATTCTCTTGAATCGCTTGAAGTATCGCCACTATATCTATATCTTGACTTAAATAATTGTCCGTCTTGTTCGCTTTTTGCGTTTGGATTGGCAGTGCCCGTGCTTACAAAATTCCATAATTTTGATAAAATAGATTTTTTAGGATTGTTTAATAATTCTAATTCAGCGTCTAATTCAGCTTCAGTATCATAATCAACTTTTCTGCTGTCTATTAATTCCCATTGATCTAAATCAATTTCTTCTCCGAACTCATCTAAATTAATTTCGTCTAAATGCGCACTCATTTTAACGCCCGTCTCTTCTTCTTTTGTTTCAGCGTTCATTCCTGTAGTATCAACAAATTCTAACGGCTGTATCGTCTTAAAATAAAGTTTTAATGATATTTTATTAATCGCCAAGATTTCGTCTAATGCGTTAGTTATTTCGAGTTGATAAGGCTTTATAACTATATTATCAAATAACAAAGTAGCTGTTTTAATCTCATCTGCATTGTTACCTAAACCGCCACCGCTTTCGCGTATTCCCAAAAGCATTGGTGAAGTAACCCTATGTCCTACAATTAATTTTTCAAAGCATTCTTTTGATAAGTATTCGTAGTGCGCTGGTGCATCATTCAAAGGTAAATCTTCAACTGTTGTTTTGCTTTCAGCATTAGCATTAAAAGCAATAATCACTTTTTCACCTCTTGCCCCTGTTAATTTTGAAAGAGTATCACGTTTTATTTTCTCCCGCATTTCAGCAGTTGGCACACCGTTATTAAAGTTTATTACTTTCGTACCGCTAAACCCATTTTGACAATCATTAATTTGATAGTCAGCAATATTCTCTTCCAATAAAGCATAAGGTAATGAACCACTATAATCAATTGGTGAATAATAATCAAATCCACTAACGTAAGGTTTTATAATATATATTTCTACTTCGTTTCCATTTCCAAAACCAAAAGCTGGAATAGGTTTAGCTTCTTCACTTGGTTTCTTTTTTGCCCAATTATGGTGATAATACCAAGTTTCAATTTGTCCTTTATCATTGCATTTACCAGCTCTTAAAGTTTGCATAGGAAAATGTAGAACTTGTTTAACTTGTTTTTTTCCATTACAATCTGCATCGCAGCCATTCCTAAAAGTTTGCGTTCTAATGCTACTTTCTTAATATCTGAATCTTTAACAATAGATTTAAACTGTGCAAATTC